AGATTCGGGAACCTCTTGCAAGATTCCCGATACAATTACTTCTATTCTCTCTGGGCTTAATCGCTCTTTGTTAATCGCCATCGTATTAATCCCTTCTTGATTTAGGTCTAACGCTAGTCTTTACCGCAGTCGGGTGGTCATACGAATAGAAGATATGGTGTCCAATCCGAACAACTCTGTGTAGTTTCTTGCGCCAAACTGGATGAACATCTGGTGTGTGGTAGTGATCCGCAGTGCTGAAAGGCAAGATGTAAGGATCGTTTATGATCTCAACAGCAAGCTTCTGTGCCTTGGCCCAAGCTGTTTCGTCCCGTGGCTTCGGGGTCTTGTCCTTGCGATAGAAAGAGAATTGTCGATCTTGCGTAATGACACCGCACATAGAGGAAGGCCAGCGTTTTGACTCCATACGGTTAACAATAACTCTTGCAACCATCAACTGACCTAAAAGTGGTTCACCCCTTGCCTCGTGATACAAAGCAAGAGACAAACACGCTGCCGCCGCTATCACTTTTCAATATCCAATTTATACATCCAATTTTGTAAAACTTGGTAACTTTTTAAACCTAATAAATTAGCAGCATTTTTTAAGTTTTTACTTTTGTCAATAGCTCTCCTAATGTAGTCACGTTTTACGTCGTCAAGAGCAGAATTGACATCATAGCTCTCTTCGTACTGATCCAGAGGCAAATACCCTTGGAACTCATCGCGCAAGTCTGACAAGTCGGACTGCGTTGTTACTTCCTCCAAGCGGTCAAGCAAGTATCTAAATGTAGGTCGATCACTCATCTTCGTCTACCTCAATTTTGCCAGAGCCATTGCACATATCGCAATCATCATCGCGGAAAGAATCAACCTCCACAGTTACTTCTAGTTTGCCTTCCCCATGACATTCGGGGCAGTCGCCTAACTTCGGTTCGTCAGTGACGAAATAATCTTTTACTTTTCCCAACGGTATTTCCTTCCATTTTGCCATATCTATGTCTCCTATTCTGCTTCGTTGATGAGTTGATCACGCAGTTGACGAGCTAATGTAGCAATATGTTCACAGTCGCTCTCAAACGTATCAGCTTCAAAATTTGATGTGGATAACTCCAATGCAGAGACTTCGATGTCTACTAACGCGGCTTTGATTTCTTTTGGTGTCATTACTTGCTCTTTCACAGATTTTGAGTTGGGTAAAAGCATAAGACTTCCACCCGGTTCATGGTAGGAAAGCACCTGACGCGCTCCTGTTTTGTAATTAGCCGTGTTACTAATTGTTAATTCGTCCCAATCATCTACGTCTACAGATACCAGTAACATTTCCACATCAACAATTTTCTGGGAAGGTTGGTTAACTGTGACCATGACGTTGTAGCCATCTTCGTGTGGCTCATCTGTGTGATGAATTACGTCAATCACCAAATCATCACTGCAATTAATATAAATTTCTTTGCCAGACTTGATGTCAAGTGCGGGAAACGATGTGTCTTCTTTGATTAAATTTTTACGGCTCATGATATAACCCCTGCTTGGCGGGCTACCCGTATTTTTTCCTGTATACTGGATTCTGGCGGCGTTATTTGAAAAATATCCACAACGTTTAGCCCGTGGTAATCAGAACCGTTATCTTTTGCAAAATCACGTCTTGCTACTTCACTAGCTTTAACAACGTCATCCGCGTCAATTACAAAGGTTTGGGACACAACGCCCTCCACTACTATTTCATAAGTCTTTTTCATTACCAACTCCCCGTATATTCTACGTCACGCCAGAAACCATCATCACGTTGTAACCAAGCCGACGCATCCCGCAAGGTTTTTGCAGTCTCAGCAACCTGCTCGGGTTCTTTCCAGTGATCGTCAATTTCAGGGCGGTAGTTTGCATCAGGCAATCGCCCTTGCTCCACGGCTTCCGCAATCTCCAATAGTTGGTTTGGATCAAGCGGAAATTCGTTACCGCCTTCACCATCAGAGTAATTCTGCTCAATAAAGTTGTGCAGTGCCCAATGTTTACGCCATTGGCCAAGGTCGAGCCGCAAGCTTGTGACCTCGTAACCATCAGTTTTCTGACGTCGATGCTTACCGTCGTGAGTCGGGGTAAACTTATGCCCCTGTAAGTACATATCTAGTCCCATGTTTTTTTCTCCATAGTTAAGTTAAGTTAACTATGCGATCCTATGCGATTATATAGGACATATCAACCCCAGTATTTTTTCCCAGTCAAAGTCCCCCTCTTCAAAGTAAACCGGTTCGACCGCCAAACCTTCAAACCTCAAGTCCATAGCGTCACTTGCAGGGTATAAGTAGATACGTTGCGGCAGGGTTTTTGTCTTAACTTTACGGACTAGAACCCACGCACTTCCATGAGCATGGTTAGTAAGCCAAGCCACTTGATGAGGGCGTAGCTCGACCGCGTTGCCGCCGCTCGCCTTTAGTTCGATGAAGTGAAACAAACCTTTTTCGTCACACAACAAAACATCAGGCACTCCGGGCATCGCCCACGTTTCTAGTCTAGTGGATTTTAGCTTTCGGCTGCTCTTCTCTATCCCCGTCTTCATCATCCGCCACAAGTCGGCTTCTCGCTTTGTCGCGGTTTTGGGGATTGTCCTGTCCTTCGGGAGTAATGTCGATAGTGATCGGGGCATAGCTTTGTTTGATTTCCTTTAGGGCGTTCAAGACTTCATCTTTACTCATAGAGTCGATGCTTCCATGTCTTACTTCGCTTTTGCTTACATAAATATCGCCTTGTGCTTGCCCCCGTCGATATTCGGCTTGGACGGCGGCTGAATAGGCACCGTTAGTTAAAGCCATGTCTCTTATAACCTGTAGGTCTTTAATATGACGCTGATAGTGAACCCCATACTTTTCGTCTAGTTCGGCACGATAGGATTGGATGGCGTTAACAACGTGCGGACTAATGTGAGGATTGGTTAGCTCATAAGCACGAGTATGGGCGGAGCCCGCCGGGTAGCCAGCTTCGATAGCGGCTTCTCTCATAGTTATCTGTCCGTCTTTAGAAACCAGTTCTTTTACAAACAGTTCTTGCCGACGGGTCAAAGGCTGTTCTCTACTTGCCCGGGGCCTGCCAACCTTTTTCTTTATGACAGGTGCAATTGACTTTGCGGTAGTCTTTCTTGAGGCCATAAGTGTTCTCCAGTTATTTTCAGATACATTGGAGTAAAAAGCCCGCTTTGTATATATACAGCAAAATATATTTTTATAATAAAAAAACTTTCAGGCCCTTTAAGGCACTTCCGCCTCTTTGCCCCCAGAAAGGTTACATAAACCCCTTTTGGCCACATTTTTGTTTTTCTCTTATGTAACCAGATAACCCTATATACATAAACGATATTTTGCCTAAAGTTACACGGTTACACCAGTTACGCCTATTTTTACTAAAAAACTTTTTTTCTAATTTATATCTCTATATACATAGAACGGCGTATTAACTGTGCCCAAAAGCAAAAAGACCCGCGAGCCGCGAGCCTTGGTTGTCTATTCGTCATCTTCGTCCTCGTCTAATATGCCGTCCCCGTTGCACCATTCACATATGGCCCAACGGGTATCGACGTATCCCACGTCACGGGCGCAATTGTGCGTTCTAAAAATTTCTTGCTCAACCTCGCCCGTTCCGCCGCATTCTTCACAGTGTCTCATGTACCTGTTTTTTCGCCCCTCATCCATTTTATATCTTGTAGCAAGGATAGTTTTTCTTTGGTGGCTTTTTCAAGTGCCATTGTTAGCCTTGATATTTCGGTGCGTTGTTTTGAATTTTTACTCTTTAGGGTAATAATTTCGGCGGCATCCGTTTTTTGTTCGAGTGTCCATTTTGCCATTATATTTTCGTACCTCTCTCTCTTAGGTTTTTTACAAAGTTGTTTAGGTTTTGCCTCGCGACAAACAAATCGTTTTCGACGGAGGTAGGGGCATCACGCCTGTACCTCTCGCCTTGATGTTTATCCACTTGTTGCTTTAGGAACTGTAACTGTGATGCTTGGACCGTGGTTAAATCACTGTCCCCCATCAGAACAGTAGGAACATAATAACAGCGACGACGGCAACAATTGTTGCAATGGCTATTAAATGTGGGGAATATTTTTTCCACATGGCTTCGGGTTCGTCCCAACCGAATACGCTTAACCCTTCGGAAATTCGTGCTTCGGCAAGGAAGTCATCACCATATGGAGCTTTTAGAGTATCCTGCTCCTTCAACCGGTTTATCCATTCCGGAGAATTTTCTTCCCATCGTTTAAACTGCGCTTCCACCCAGTTTTCCACTTCTTTTTCATCCCAACGGTTCACGAGCCGTGGTCCGCGGGAGCTTGGGCTCGGAACTTTGTCCGGTGCCGGGAAGTCTTCGCTTTTTACTTTATTATATATAGTTGATCTCGAAAGTTTAGTTATTTCACAAACTCTGTAGATGTCGATTAGGGCCATGTCGTTTTCCTCTTTCAGTTAAAACGTGAGAGAAGTATACGACAGTATGGGATTAAGTCAAGACTTACTCTTAGGTTCCCATGTATCAACTTCGGCGTACCATTTGCCGGTCTTGCTTTCACAAACCTGCACGTTAATCCAATCGCCGGTTTGGCCCGCGAGCCATGTAGCGAGTTCTTCGCGTTTTATGCTCATGTTGCATTTTACCCAGTCGGGAGCATTATCGTTTGGTTTCTTAGCCATGAGACCGTTAACGAATATTTTCTGTGATTGTTCCATGTGTTCTCCTTTAAAAAAAGCCCCTAGCAGGGGGCAACCGAGCTAGAGGCTTAATTATCTTATCTACAGAGTTTGAGGCATGACCCTCAAGAGTAGTTATAAAGGCCCCGTATGCGATATGCAACACTTAATCGCATACATCTTTGGGGTATTCAGCATTTTTTATTTGATCGCTGATTGTTAAATTACATATGCCGCAGAACCTGACTAAAATTTCTTCAGTCTTTTCAGTTGTTTTTAGCTCCTGATCGCACTTTGGGCAGCGGTTTTTCATCAATCTTTTGTGAAATATTCCCGCTCCCTGTACCATCATCTGCTAATCCTTTTGTAGAATCCCTGTACCAATCGAACACGAGCCGAAGTTGGCCGCCGATTGTGCGTCCTTCGCTTTTTGACAGTTCTTTGATCTCTTCATAAACTTCCCGAGGGACGAGAATGCTTTTCCAACGTGTAGTATCCATTTTTATCTCCGATGCGCCTGCGCACATCTAAGATAATATAGGAGAATATACAAGAATGCAAGAAAAAACCCTTTTGTCGTTGTAGTATCATTCCTAGCCGGACAAAAGGGCAGTTGTTGCCGAGAGTGGTCGAGCAACCTATTTAGCTTCACCCCATGACGGTCCGATTTCAACATCACATTTACTCGGAACTTCAAGAGGTATTGCTGTCTCCATAATCCTAGCGATTTCTTGTGCCTCGTCAAGAGTTTTGACCGACATAGCAATCTCGTCATGGATTTGCACCATTGGGATGTGCCCCGCTTTGTACAGGTTGACCATCGCTTGTTTTGTCATATCTGCCGCCGACGCTTGGATGAGCCTGTTCATCGCTTTATAAGTGAACGCCCGCTTTAGTCGCGTGGTTGGCCCGTAGGCGTCCACAGCCTCCTTGTACGGTAGTGCCTTGTTCATTGCGAACGTGTCAGGTTCCCAAAGCTCGAACCGCGCTTTACGGCCCGCCAGTGAGCGCAGAGAGCCGCCCGAAGATTTCTCGTTCAACCGGTTCATCACACCGCGCATCAATCCTTTAACGAACGGCACACGCTCATGGTACTGATGAACCAGTCCCTTCGCGTCTTCGACCGGGATGTCTAACTGTTCTGACAGTTTGTTAACGCCCATGCCGTACATCATACCAAGATTGATCGTCTTGGCTTGCTTTCTGGGAATGTTAGCCATCTCCGCGACCATTGTATGGAAGTCCGTAGACGGGTCTTCGTTGTACGCCTTAACAAAGTCCGCCGCACCGTCGAGCGGCACCCCACGGTTACGCCCATAAACATGAGCGTAATGCACCAAGATGCGTGGTTCTTGTTGCGAGAAGTCAATGGCCGCCCACTGTTCGCCTTCTTCCGGGAGAAACAACGAACGGATCATAGGGCCAAGCTCTGGGTCGCGGGCCGGGATTTGTTGTAAGTTAGGGTTGGACATAGAGATTCTGCCCGACACTGTACCACCATCGTCCGAGCGGATTTGGTTTATGTGCCCATGTATTCTGCCATCGGTCCGGCAGTGCTTCATAATGGAGTTGATAAATGTACCGGATGTCTTGTTTAGGTTCCGTGCCTCAACAACAAGTTTCGCGAGCGGATGTGGGTGTTCCGATAAGAACAGTTTCGTAAAGCTCGGGGCACCTTTCTCGGTCTGGGGGTAGTTGATGTCGAGTTTATCAAATGCTTTAGAAAGAGATTGCGCCGCCCAGATTTCTACATCGGTCCCGGCCACACGCTTAATTTCCTGCATCACACTTTTCTCGCGCTTGAGCAGGGCGTCCCGTGTTCTCTCGACGCGGTTCGTATCCACACGAACGCCTCGCCATGTCATATCAACAAGACAGGGCAGTAATTCTAACTCAAGGTTAGCAATAGGCCACAGGTCTTCGCGGCTAAGTTGTATAGAGAGATAGCTCCAAAGCTCTAGGGTTAGCTCGGCGTCAGCTTCAGCGTATGGGCCCACATACATCGCGGGCATCTTCCACATCTCGGCTTTGGGGTCGATCCCAAACTCACGAGCCGCCGCCGTTAATCCTTTTTCGGATTTTGTCTTGTTAAGAAGATCGTAGCATAAAGCGTTTAGGCTGTAGCTAAACCGGTTCTCGTCGAGCAGTGCTGCAACCAGCATGGTGTCAATTACCCGGCCATTCATCTGAAAGCCCATCGCTCTAATCCAGCCCAAGTCGTACTGGGCGTTGTGCATTACCTTATCGGCAGGGCACTCGAACACTTTCTTGAGCCACTTGTTAACGATTTTCTCGTCTAAGTTACCACCGCCAAGGTGACGGGTAGGCAGATAGCAAGACCAACCGTCTACTGCAACGGCATAGCCAATGACTTCGCCGTCCTTTGTAGGCCAGCCGGGTCCGTTCTTTTTAAGGTTCGGGTCCCGTGTTTCCACGTCAATTGCGATTGTACGAGCGGACGTGATGTCTGGAAGCTCCAACGGCGGAACCCACTCACTTTTAGGGGCGAACATAGCCATTTGCAAATTTGCCATTAGTTTTTACTTCCTCAATAATTTTATTTACAGGGCGTCCGTCTTTTTCGACAAACTCTGCTCCCAATCCAGTGTAACCGGCTTTATCAATCCACGAGTCCTCATGGTCAATTGTCTCGACAAGACGACTGGTTTTTACCCAATCCATCATTAAAGCAACGTGGGCCGGGGTTAGAAACCCGTGGCTCTTTAGTGCCCCGTTCATAATGATGTTCCACCCGTCAGCGATACGCCCATGGTTTTCGTAAGCGTCACCATAATCCTTGGCGCGTTGGCCGTTAATCAGTTCTTTAGCTTTGTCTAATACTTCATCACGCTTCATTTTAATGCACCACTTGGTTAATGTGACCAGTTACAACGTAATCGTTTAACTCTTCATCCCACTCAAGAGTGAGGGCAGGCAGGTCTTCGTCCGAGGTAGTTAACCACTTTGATCGAACACGGTAGGACTCGATGTCTGAAACAAACCCCTGCTCATCAATCGCTTCCATCATACCCTTGTACTGGGTCCATGTGACTTTCTTCATAATTCGTAGCTCCTTGACATATCTTCTGCATCGACAATGTATAAGTTTTCCTTGGTCCGTGTGATGCCGACGTAGAACACACGGTGGGTATCGTCTGGGTTAAGCCTCATTGCTTCGTCCGCTGCGGGACTAAGGTCCGTGAACAGTACAACGTTATCCGCTTCTCCGCCCTTTGACCCGTGGATCGTGGACGACGTAATCCGGGGGACGCCATTAAACTTCTCCCCTCGTCGTAACAAAGCCGTAACGTAGGCTCGGTCCGTCTCGGGTAGCTTGTCCATAGCCTCGGACCAGATCATGTCCTTTGTAGCAAGAAGTCCGTGGTTAACAAACAAGCCTTGAATGTTAACCATGTCCTCGTCTTCCATCCCCGGCAACTTTTTATAGCCCCGTTGGACGCGCTTGCCGATAGACATGAAGTTGTAAATCTTACGAACAACCTCGCCGGACACTTCTTTCCCCGCCCTTAATTGCTCCCAGCCGTTCACTGCGTCGGATATTTTCTCACTGATCGAACGGTGTCCACGGTGGGTAAACAGGTAACCCCCTGATTTTAAATCATTTGCTACGGGGCTCAACTGATAACCTGCTTGCGCTAGGATAAGCCAAGAGCCGTGCGACATGTCTAGGGAGTTTACGGAATTGATCCGGGTCACGTT